AAACATAATATATGAAAAGAATAGATTTAATTAAGATAGAACACAATCGCAAGACAGGGCAAGTATGTGAATACATAGAACCAAATGTAACAGAAGATTGTATATTTTATTCTGATGGCGAACCAATTGGGTTCTATATGTCTAAGATGCCCGAGAAGATGTGTAAACTTGCAGATTTGGCAAATAAAGAATTCCAAAGTAAGAATGTGCCCAAAACAAAATTAGATAGGTCAGATGTCTTAAAAGCACAAATGGAAAACCCTGGTATGTCAAGGTCTGATGCAAGAAAGATTGGAACTTGTCAGATGTCAACCATAATCGGTAGTGTACCTCCGAAACCTCAATTTATGAGATACTATCCAACAAAGTCATCAGTACATAATGTAAAGGAAGCACAGACATATATTAAAGCTATGCTTCTACTGGCTAAAGAGAGTGAACAATTGATAAAAGAAATAATACCAAACCAATATTATAAGCAAATAGAACTCTTTAAAACGATAGATGACAAATGGAAGTTTGGAAACCTATTTACAAGTTCAATTTCAAACTTTAATATATCAGCACCATTTCATAGAGACACAGGAAACATTCAAGGAGCAGTTAATGTAATCATTTGTAAGAAACATAATTCAAAAGGAGGTGATTTACATATTCCTGATTACAATGCAACCATAGGACAAAAAGATAATTCAATATTAGTATATCCTGCTTGGAAGAATGTTCACGGAGTAACACCAATACTACCAACTTTTGAAGGAGGGTATCGTAACTCTTTAGTATTCTATCCATTGAAAGCATTTAATAATTTATAATATGAAACCACATAATTCAACAATAAAAAAAGCTATGATAGAAGCACTTGAAAAAAGTCTTGGCATAGTTACAACTGCAGCAAAGACAGTTGGTATAGATAGAACTACTCATTACAACTGGCTCAAAGAAGATGAAGCATATAAAGAAGCAGTTGAAGGTATTAGCGATATGGCTATAGACTTTGCTGAATCTCAATTAAATCAATTGATGATGGGAGCAAAGCATCAAGTAGTTACAAACAAAGGAGAGATAGTAGAAATCAAAGATGCTCCTAATCCAAGTTCAATTATCTTTTATCTAAAAACAAAAGGAAAGAAACGTGGCTATGTTGAACGACAAGAAGTGGAAGTATCAGGCGAAAGAGAAATATTTAAAGGCTTAGATTTAAACATCCAAGAAAACGAAGAAAGTCAATAAAATCGTTTGTCTACACGATGGACAAATCGCATTATGCTCAAAGAAACCACAGCCCAAAAAAAGATTTCTAAACTAAAAAAAAGAATTAGAATAGTACAAGGAGGAACTTCATCAAGTAAAACCTTTAGTATCATTCCTATGCTTATAGATTATGCTTATAAGAATCCTAATAGCGAAATAAGTATTGTAGCTGAAACTATACCACAAATTAGAAGAGGTGCCTTAAAAGACTTCTTAAAGATAATGGATTGGATTGGATTTTATAACGATGACCAATTCAACAAATCTACATTAAAATATATATTCAAAAATAAATCATACATTGAATTCTTTAGTGCTGACCAACCAAATAAATTAAGAGGAGCAAGAAGAGATGTACTATTTATTAACGAAGCAAACAATGTGAACTTTGAAGCATACCATCAACTTGCTATAAGGACAAAGAAATTTGTTTACCTTGACTATAATCCAAGTTCAGAATTTTGGGTACATACAGAACTTATAAATGATAAGGATGCTGACCTAATTATTTTAACCTATAAAGATAATGAAGCATTAGACAAAGACCTGGTTAAAGAGATAGAAAAAGCAAAAGACAAAGCACTTACAAGTTCGTATTGGGCTAATTGGTGGAAAGTATATGGATTAGGACAAATAGGTAGTTTAGAAGGAGTGGTGTTTGATAATTGGAAACAAGTTGATAGTTTGCCTATGGATGCTAAACTTTTAGGATACTCAATGGATTTCGGATTCACTAATGACCCTACTACATTAATGGCTATCTACAAGATGGACAATGAATTATACATAGATGAATTGTTGTACAGAACCAATATGACAAACAATGATATTGGAAACTTTATGAAGTCAATTAATATTACAAGACCTTATGATATTGTAGCAGATAGTGCCGAACCAAAATCAATACAAGAATTACGTTTGCAAGGATTTAATATGCAACCTGCACAAAAGGGTGCTGACTCAATAAAGATTGGTATAGACATACTAAAAAGGTATCAAATCAATATCACAAAACAATCTACTAATACTATTAAAGAACTTCGTTCATACCAATGGGAAAAGGATAGAGATGGAAAATTAACAGGAAAACCGATAGACCATTCAAATCACGCAATAGATGCTATAAGATATTTTGCTTTGAATAAATTAAACAATAGACCTCAAGGCAAGTATGCTACAATAAGAGTATAGTAACAAATAACAAATTAAAATATATTATTTAGAAATGAAAGTAAAGAATTTAACAATCGGACAATTTATTCAATGCAAAACAATATCTGATTTTGAGACTGATACGATTAACAAAAGTATCAAGATGTTAGCTATTGTAAGTAATAAAACATTTGATGAGATAGAGTCTATGCCAATAGATGAACTTACAAGTGCTTTAAATCAGTTTAGTGAGATAGAATCTTTAACAAGCACAACCAAGTTAAAGATGAAGTTTAAAGTTAAAGGAAAGAGGTTTGAATGTATTTGGCAAACTCAAAAGATGGGTGCTAATCAATATATAGATGCTACATCTTTTTGTAAGGGTGAAAAAGATATTATAAATAATATCCATAATATTATGGCAAGTATTTGTGTAGAAAGAACCTGGTACGGAAAGAAATTAAAATACAATCCTGAAAAACATAAAGAGATTGCAGATTTATTTTATAATGATATGAAGATAACACAAGCGTATCCAATTATGCTTTTTTTTTGCAAATATTTCGAGGAATTACACAACAATATCCTAACTTACTTGGAGGGGGAATCAGAGAAAGCAATGGAGATAGCGAGGAAATACAAGAGCAAGGAAGAACATTTGAAGAAAAGTGGGGATGGATTGTAGTAATAAATAATATGTCAAATAATGATAGAACAAAATGGGATTTCTATTTTGATTTGAACGTAATTGAATTCTTAAATACAGTAGTATTTTTTAAAGATAAAGCAGAAGAAGATAAACGACAATGGCAAAAGGTCAAGGGGCAGCAATAGGAAATAAGTATGGTTCATCCACCAAAAATTTTGAAAAAGAATTATCAAATGGTGCTGAAAAAATTATGGTCACTTGGGCTAATGATAGTATTGCTATTATGCGTAAAATATTAATAAGAAAAACAAGGATTAAAGATAGAGGTAAACTTGCTTCAGACCTGGCTCCTAAACCACATCCGATTGATAGTAATGGTAGTTTAAAGATTCAGATTGTAACTATGCAAGACCATTGGGAATATGTTGATAAAGGAGTACAAGGAGTAAAGAGAAATAACAAAGCACCTAATTCACCATTTAGATTTAGGAATCTTGGAACTCCTGATTCAATGGTAAATAGTTTTAAGCAATATATATCTGCACTTGGTTTAAAGACTGCTAAAATAAGTGGTAAAAGAAAATCACTTTATAAAACAAAGGATAAAAAGAAAACTGCTAATTATGATATGATAACTAAAGCAGCAAGAGGAATGGCAGTAGCAACTAAAATAAGTGGAATAAAAGCAGTTAATTATGTTGAACCATCAGTCGGAAGTAAAAGATTAAAAATATTATCAGAATCATTATCAAAAGAAATAGGTAAGAAAATATCAGCATCAATAGTATCAGAATTTTAAATATGGCAATTACAATATTATCAAATCCAAGTTCATTTATGGCAGCACACAATCAAGTGCCATATACGGTCAGTTCAAATATGACTGGCCAACCTAATTTTAATTTTATCATAGATATAAATCAAACAAGTGGAACTAATAATCCATTAGCAAGACTTAAATATCCTGTACAACCAAGTTCAGCACAAATAACTTTTGACATCGGAAACGTGCTTAAAAACTATGTTTCATATGATTTTAATAATGTAAGTGCAGTGTTTGCACCAAATACTAATTCACGTTTAAAATATTATGTTGAGTTTAGAGAACTTTATGATGTATGGGATGGTACACAATGGATACCTACATTACAATCAATTTCAGCGAGACATCCAACAACTCCAAGTAGTACAAGTTTTAATTTAGCCACTAATACAATATTTGATTTTGAAGATTACTCAAGTGCAGCAATGGTTGGAAAAAGTGTATCAAATATTGGATTCTTGTCAAATGGTAATTCATTATCGGAAAATATAAAGAGTACAGAAGAAAGATTCTTATATTGGTTTGACCCTTCAAGAGTGGTAAAGACTGTAAGGTATGTGGCCACAGGAGGAGGAACTCAAGATGTTTCAATTACTTTAACTTCCAACGAATATTTATTTTGCACAAGAGCAGGAAAGTATGCACAAGATGTATTACTCGCTGCTGATTTAGAAATAACAAATTTATATAAAGTTCAGTTATTAGATGGTAGTGGTAATGTAATAGCTACTAAAACATTTAACTTAAATACTGAATGCTCAATTTATGGCACAACAAGACTACACTGGTTAAATAAATTAGGTGGATTTGATTCATTTAATTTTATAAGGAATTCAACAAAGACAGAGGATATTGAACGTAAGCAATTTAAAGCACCACTATCTATTGGATATACTAAACAAGATAGATTGAAGACCAATTATAATACAACTATTAATGATAAAATTAATATACAATCTGATTGGATTAGCGAACAACAAAGTACACTATTTGAAGAATTGGTATCATCACCTATCATTTATCTTGAACGTAATCCAACTTCTTTTGTAGCAGTAAATATTATAAATACAAATTATGAATTTAAAAACTATTTAAACAATAGAAAATTATTTAATTTATCTTTAGATATTGAGTACACATATTCAAGATACAGACAATCATTATAATGAATCAAAATAGATTAATAATAAACCAAGTATCAGGAGCAAGTATAGTTGAATACGAACTTGATTTATATGATAATGTTCCTTTACCTATAAATAAAAGTATTATAGATATTCAAAATGTGGCTGAACGTAAAAGTGATTTTACTAAAAGTATTACTTTGCCTGGCACCCATAACAATAATGATATCTTCAGTAATATATTCAATCTTGCTCGTTCAGTTAAAAATAATAATACTTATAATTTTGCACCTGATTTCAATCCTACTTTAAAAGCAGATTGCGTACTTTATAAGAACGATATTGTTCAGATAAGAGGTTATCTTCAACTAACTAATATAAATGTAACAGATGAAAACCAAATAGAGTATGAGATAATAATTATAGGCAGGACTGCAAATTTATTTCAAGATTTAGGGCAAAAAAAATTAAATGAACTTGATTTAAGTGCATATAACCATATTTGGAATTTAAGTAATATCCAAAATAGTTGGACTGCTCCTTTAACTAATGGATATTATTATGGTATGATAGAGTATGGGGCAAGTTCAAATGAAATAACTCATTATATAGACCAAATGTATCCACAAGTATATTTGAGGATTATTATAGATGCTATTTTTAAAGATGCAGGATATAGGTATAGTTCAGATTTCTTTGACTCTACAAGGTTCAGAAGCATATTAATTCCTGCGACAGGAAAGCAATTACTATTAACTGATTCGCAAGTATTAGATAGATTTTTTGAAGCAAACAGAACAACTGATTCATCTTACGCAAGTGTTGACACATTTTTACCTCTTGTGATTCCTTTTAATAATATTGTTACAAATACAACTCCATCAAGTTATAATACATCACTATATCAAGAATTAGTAGGAAATGCAGGATATTATGATTTTGTTAGTAATGTAAAATTAAGGCTTAAAAATATATCAGGAACAATAATAACAAATATCAATCCTGCTATCTCTATACATAGGAATGGATTAATTGTTTGCCAAGAAAGACCATTTGTAATTCCCTCAATAGCACCTGGTGCAACTGCAGATATTACAATTCCAATATCAAAATTAAATTTATTTTGTAATGTTGGAGATACAATTGACATAAGACTTTTAACAAGTAATAATTATCAAGGACTTCAATATTCTTTATTAACAGATTCAAATTTTTATAATAATCCAAGTGCAAGTATAGTTGAAAATGGCACTATGTCTTTAAATACTATTTTGCCTGATGATGTAAAACAAGCAGATTTCTTAAGTAGTGTTTTTAAATTATTTAACTTATATGCAGAGTCAGATTCTTTAGATGACAAAAAATTAATAATTGAGCCGAGAGATACTTTTTATTTATCTAACCTGGTTGATTTAACAAATAAAGTAGATGTAAGCCAAGGAGTACAAATACAACCGATGGGTGCATTGAAATTTAAAGAATACAAATTCACATTTGAAAAAGACACAGATGAGAATAATAAATTATTTGATGCTAAATATATTGATTCTTATGGTACAAAAAAACAAATTATAAAAAATGATTTTGCAGTTGACCAAACAGAAACTAAAGTAATATTTGCTCCAACTCCATTAGGCTTATCAAGTTTTAATGACAGGATAATGACAAGGATATTATTTGTTGATAGCAATGGTAAGTTTACTAATAGTCCTGCAAAATTAAGATTGTTATATAGAGGAGGTAATGTCAATACTGCAAACACTTGGAACATCACAAGTAAGATATCAGGTACAGTAACTAATTATACTACCTATCCATTTGTAGGTCACTTAAACTCAATATCAAATCCAACATTTGACTTGAACTTTGAAATGCCTAAACAATTATTTTACAATGCACCAAAGTATACAAATGTAAACCTTTATAATTTATACCATAGAAAAGGAATTGAAGAGATTACTAATCCTGATTCCAAGATTGTAAAGTATCATATTAAGTTATCTGAATTAGAAATAAATAAACTATCATTTAGATATACCTATTTTATAGATAAGCAATATTATCGTTTATATGAAATAGATTTTGATTCTAATAGCCAAGAGCCATCAGTATTAACTTTTTTAAAACTATCAACATCAAATGTATTTACAGAAGTTACCCAAACAATAAATGGAGGCATTGGAACAATAGATGGTAACCCTCAACCAATTTATGTAATTGATAGTTTAAGAAATGGAAATATATATCCGTATTTAGCAGATAACACAATACAAGGGTACGAGAATAATATTAGTGGAGGAACTAATATAGTAAACTCAAATGGAAACATTGTGAATGCTAATGGTGTATCTATTTTAGGAGGAGCAAATAATATATCTAATCAAGATGGAGGAACTTATATTGGTTCTAATAATTATCAAAGTGTAATGCCTGGCGAAACTATAATTAACAATATCCATCAATCTTTTTTAGCCACAAGAATATTGTCAGTTTCTGAACTACAAAATTTACATAGTACACCTATTCAAATACTACCAATTCAAAATGGATATTGGACAGAAGTTTATGATTCTTATATAACTGTATTTTTTGGAACAACTGCATCATCAAGAGGTTATACTAATAAAAAATTACATCTACAAATTACTGGAGGAGATGGAACACATTTATTAGAGTTTGATAATTCAATAACTACATCAAATATAGCTATAAAACAACGAGGAGTAAATATCTATGATTTACCATTTAAAGAAGGAGCAATAGAGATACATACAGCAGGTAATTTAGGCACATCAGGAAACGGACAAATAATAATTGAATTACAATATAGATTACACCCAATTATAGTATAAGAAATGGCAACAGAAAAAGTAGTAGTAGATGTTGAAGTAAAAGCAGCACCTGCAGTAGCATCAGTAAAGAGTTTAAAAGCAGAGTTACGACAAGTAACAAATGAATTATCTAATCTTGAAGAAGGTAGTCAAGCATTTATTGCTGCAGCAACTAAAGCAGGAGAATTAAAAGATAAAATTGGAGATGTAAAAGATGCAGTAAACGCATTTAATCCTGAAAAGAAATTTCAAGCATTAGCAGGAGTAGTTGGCATAGCAGCTAATGGATTCGCAGCAATGCAAGGTGCTATGGCATTGATGGGTAGTGAAAGCAAAGACCTTGAAAAAGTAGTTGCAAAAACACAAGGTGCCATCGCTTTGGCAAGTGGTTTAAATGGATTACTTGGAATGAAAGATGCCTTTAAATTATTAGGCTCACAAGTTCTTAAATTGATTCCTGCATTAAACTCAATGGGAGCAGCTATGCTCGGTGCGATTACAGGAGGTATAGCAATTGCCCTGGTTCTTATAATATCTTATTGGAAGGACTTAAAATACTTAATTACAGGAAGCATTGGAGAGGTTAAATTAAGTTCTCAAGAGATGCTTGATGCAGTTAAAAAAGGCCACGATGAATATAAGAAAGCAGCCAATGAAAGAATGGCTATTGCTGAACGTGAAGCAAGATTAAAATTAGATGGTAAAGAATTAGATTTAGAACTTGCAAAAATAGAAAGACAAAAGAAAATTGTTGAAGCAGTAACAAGTGGAAAACTTGCTGATGAAAAAGTATTAATTGAAGCAGAATATCAAAAGTCTATAAAAGACATTAATAACAAATATGCAAAAGAAGCAGCAGACAAGAAAAAGAAAGATGATGAAAAGGCTAAATCTGATGCAGAAAAGAAAGCTAAAGCAGAGTACGATTCAAATAAATATTGGGCTGAACAATCTGATAAGACAGTTAAAAGACAAGCAGAATATAAAATAGAATTTGAAGATTTAAAACAAGCACAATTATTAAAGAATGTTGAAGAGCAAAAGAAGATTGATGATATAAACCAAGAGAACGCATTAGCTGATATAGAACTTGAAAAACAAAAAGCAGCAGCAAGACAACAATATTTTGAAGAAGGAGCAAATTATTTAAATCAAGCAGCTGATTTACTTGGAAAGAATACTGCTGAAGGTAAAGTTTTGGCAGTAGCATCAGCAACTATTTCAACTTACTTATCTGCACAAAAAGCATTCGCATCTTTTGCTGATATTCCTTATGTTGGTATTCCATTGGGTATAGCAGCAGCAGGAATTTCAATAGCAGCAGGATTACAAAATATCAATAAAATTTTATCAGTACAAGTACCTGGCCAAACAGGAGGAGGAGGTGGAGGAATATCAACTCCAACTGCACCAAGTATACCAAGAATTCCTCAATCATTAAGTGGTTCAATGCTTAATCAAAATAAGCCTATAGATATAAATAATACTAATGCTGTAGGTAAAGTAATAGTGACTGAAACAGATATTACTAATACACAAAATAAAGTAAAAGGTATAATAAGAAAAGCAACAATAAAATAAAAAGATATATTATTCAGTATGGAAAAATTACCAATATATAGATTCGTAGTTGGCGAAGATGATGAATGCCAATTAGAGGCAATGGCTTTAGTAGATAATCCTGCAATAGAATTAAATTGGCAAACATTTAATAACTCAAGAATTAATTTTGTAGCAGACAAAGAAAAAAGAGTTATAAGTGGAGCATTGATGGTAGCTGATTTGCCAATTTATAGAAGAGATGAAAGTGGTGAATATTATGGAGTTTTTACTGCGATAGATATATATAACCTACGAAATAAATTCTTCAAGCATTCAAAGGATAAAGAGGTAAATATGATGCACGATTCTAATAAGATGTTAGATGGTGTTTATATGATTGAAAATTTTATAATTGATAGTTCAAGAAATATAAATTCACCAAAAGGATTCAATCTTACAGATGGAAGTTGGTTCGGTTCATATAAAGTAGATAACGAAGATGTATGGAATAATTTTATAAAGACAGGAGAGTTCAAAGGATTTAGTGTTGAAGGAGTATTTAAGACAGAAAAAATAGCTGAAAAACCTAAAGATATTATTGAGGAAATGATTGATATTGTTAAACAAATAGACATTTAAACAAAAAAATAAATTAAGTATATTATTAAGCAAATAAAATAAACAAATGACAAAATTTAACGCATTCGCAAAAATAAAAGCATTATTCGCAAACGAAAATTTTAATGATGCTAAATTAGCAGATGGAACATTAATTCAATGGGAAGGAGATTTAGCAGAAGGAGTGGCAATAATGACTATTGATACTGATGGAAACACTTTACCAATTGCAGATGGAACTTACACTATGGAAGATGGAAGTGAAGTTTATACAATGGGTGGATTAGTAACAAAGATTGAACCTGCATCAGAAGATGTTAATGGAGAGAATCCTGCAGAAGCACCTGAAACAATGGCTGTTTCTGATACATCAATGTTAGAAGAAAGATTAGCTGCTTGTGAAACTAAAATGGCAGATATGGAAAAGAAGATGCAAGAAATGTTATCAGCAGTTGAGATGGAAAGTCAAAATGTTGATTCTAAATTTAATGAAATTAAAGAGATTGTTGAAACTATTGCAGATGAACCAATAGTAGTTGCTGAAGCACCAAAGAATTCAACTTTTAAGAAAGCAAAACCTTCAAAAACTGCAGCAGAAAAAATTGCAGATTGGAAAAATAGTTTAAAATAATATAAACCTTAAAATTAATATAAAGAAATGGCATTTAACGTAACCAGTCTAACCAACTATTCTAATCCGAACGAGAATGTTCTGATTACAAAAGCAATGTTTGAAGCAAAAACTGCTTCAAGAATGACTCCATTAACAGGAGTAAAATCAACAATAGAAGTTCCTACTTTAGCCGATACATTATTTTGGCAAGATGGTTCAACTTGTGGCTTCTCTGCAAGTGGTAATACATCAATTAGTGGTAGAACTTTAACTATTGGAAAAATCAAAGTAAATAAAGAATGGTGTATCAAAGATTTAGAATCTAAATATACACAATTATTATTGAAGCCAGGCAGTCAATATGATGCATTGCCAGGAGGTATTGACCAAGCATTCGTGAATACAGTTATCGGTACTAACGGAGAGCAAATGGAAGTAGCAATTTGGCAAGGTGATACCACAAGTGGTAATCCTAACTTAAACAAATTTGATGGTTTAGTGAAAATTATCAACGCAGCATCAGGTACTACCCAAGCTAATGCAACTGCTTATGTAAGTGCAGTAGCAACTGCAATAACTGAAGCAAATATAATCTCAATTTTACAAGGAGTTTATAAAGCAATTCCTATCGCATTATTGAACAAATCTGATTTAAAAGTAAATGTAGGAATTCACATTTTCAGATTGTATCAAATCGCATTAACTAATGCAAATTTATTCAACTACAAGACTGTTGATAGTGCATTAGGTGAAATGAAGATTCACGGAACAGATGTTACTATTGTGGCTTGTCCAGGTTTAAATAACATAAATGCAATCTATGCTTTACAAGATGCAAATATGTTCTTGGGAATGGATTTAGAGAACGAAGAAGAAGCATTCAAGTTTTGGTATTCTATGGATTTTGATTTGGTAAGATTCAAAATGGAATTCAAATATGGTGTTCAAGTTTCTCAAGTTGCAGAAATCGTTAAATTTACAATATAATTAACCAAGTGGAGTAGCTAATAACTACTCCACTTTAATAAATAAAAATATGGCTTGTGCAATCGTTTCAAACTATGCTCTTGACTGCAAAGATACAGTAGGAGGAATAAAAAATTTATACATTACTGAATTAGGTAATGTAACTGCATATGCTGAAAATGCAAGTGGAATCGTTTCAGCAATAACAAAAGCAACAGGAACTAAATTCTATAAATATGAATTAGAGCCTCGTGGTGCAAATAATACATCAGTAGCAATACAATCAGACCCGACAATCGGTACTGTTGCTTATGAGCAAACTATTACTGCAAATTTCTTAAAGATGCAACAAGCGACATCTGCAAAATTAGCATTGTTAATTCAAAACAGATGTGTAATAATTGTAGAGATGAAATCAGGACAAGCATTTATTTTCGGTAAAGAAAATGGTATGCAAGTTTCGGGTGGAACTGCTACAAGTGGTGGTGCTATGAATGAGTTCAATGGCTATACTTTGACTTTTATGGGACAAGAAAAAGCATTCTCTCAAGAAGCATTAGCATCTTTATTAGGAACAATTACTGCATAAATTCTTTTCATTGTTTTCATAATTAAGCCTACTCATATAGAGTAGGTTTTTTTTTGCTTGTAAAAATATAAATTAGTATATTATTAGATATGATAAAGTTTAACAAATCAGCTACCAATAATGTAGTAGTAACTTTAAAAGAGAATTCAACTATTGCTAATCCGATTTATTTATTTAAATTTGTAAGCCAACAAACAAAAGTAAATTATTATTTTATTGGAACTGATATAAGTGCATACAAAGATAGATATAATCAATTTACAATAGTAGAAAAGCCAGGTGCTAATACTTTAAATGGAGAGATTACATTAGGTTCTGAAGGGTTCTATGATTATAAAGTTTATCAAACAAATTTAACTAACACAAGTGGACTTGCTAATGCAGAAGCAGCAGTTCCAAATATAACAAAAGAAGTAGAAGATGGATTAGTGTATGTTGTATTCGCAGCAAATACTAATATAACATATAATTCAATAGATAATACGTTAATAGTTTACCAACCATAATATGTATAAGAATTCAGTAATAAAAATAAGTTTTACAAATGACAAAGTACCAATGTTTGTAGAACAAAGAGGTAAAGATTTTATCAAGTATGGTGAAACAAATGACTATCCTGAATATTTAGTAACTCTATTTAATAGGAGTGCTAAACACAATGCCATTATTACATCAAAACAATTGTATATTAATGGACAAGGATTTATGTTTGACCAAACAGATATGGAAGGAAAAGATATCATATCTCTCCAAGCATTTATAGACAATCCTAATTCGTATGAAACTTTAAATGACCTATTATCAAAGACAAGTTTAGATTGTGAATTATTTGGTGGTTGTTATTTAAAAGTAGTAGGTAGAAAAGGTGGAAAAGGATACGATATTTATCACGTTGATTACTGCAAAATAAGAAGCAATTATGATAATACTGAATTCTATTTAAGTAATGAATGGATAGATGAAAATGGGGTAGAAAAACATAATCCATTTATTGAAAAAACTTATCCTCCATTTGATTCTAATGCAAAAAAACAAGCAGAATCAATCTATTATTACAAATCTTATAGGCCAAATTTAAATACATATACTTTACCTGAATATATTGGGGCAGTTCCTGCAATTATAACAGATGCAGAGATAGCGAATTTCCATCGTGCAGAGATTCAGAATGGATTCAAAGGAAGTAAGATGATTACTTTTATGAATGGTGTTCCATCTGATGATGAAATGAAAGTTACTGAAAGAAAATTAAAGAACAAATTTACATCCACAGACTCTGCAGGAAGTATTGTTATTGATTTTGTTGATGACCCAATGAGAGCAGCTAAAATTGATGATTTAAATGCAGGAGATTTTGCTCAAAAATATGAAGCGTTAAACGAAACTATTCAGCAAGAGATATTTGTTGGCCATAAAATCACATCACCTATGATATTCGGAGTAAGAGTACCAGGTCAATTAGGTGGAAGAGATGAAATGATAGATGCGTACAATATATTCTCTGCAACTTATATCTCGCCAAAACAAAAGATACAGACAAATATCTATAATTTATTTGCTCCGATAAAAGGTAAGTTAGAGATTAAGCCATTAGAACCTATTATGCCTAATTTTAGTGAATCTACTTTGATGAGTATATTGACTAAAGATGAGATGCGAGATATTATTGGAAGGAAACCATTAGAGATTAAGAATGTAACATCTACAGTAGCTGATTCATTAGGTGCATTAAGTCCTTTAGTTGCTACAAAAGTATTGAATCAATTAACTCCTAATGAAGTAAGAGCAATCATTGGTAAGCCAGGATTAGAAGGAGGTGACACAATAGTTCCAAGTACAGATGTAACTAATCCTGTATCAGCATCAAATGACCAAAGAATGTGTAATCACGAATTTACTTCTGCTCAAGATAAGTTAGATTTAGAAGTATTTATGAAATATGGAGAATCAGCAGATAATTTTGTAAGTATAAAACGCAAAAAAACAATGTTATCGAGCCAAGATTTCGCTATGACTGATGGTGAGAAAGCAGTATTAGATTTAATTAAAAAGAATCCAAATATAAGCAAAGAAAATATTGGTAAAATACTTGGATTAAATATGAATAATGTTGAAGGAATGTTGGAAACTTTAATTGGAGAAAAATCAATTACAGAAAACAATGGATTACTTAATATAACAACTAAAGGAAATGCATTGAAATTGCCAACTTTTGAAGAATTATTGATACGTTATAAATATGAATTGAGAGATTCTGCACCTGATTTAGTTGAAGGAGGAAGTAGTAGAGAGTTTTGCCAGGCAATGATGGATAATCCTCGTTACTTTACAAGAGAAGATATCATAAATATAGGTAAAGATTTAGGACAATTATATGGAATATCTAATTATGATGCATTCACTCGTAGAGGTGGATGGTATCACGACCCTTTAAAGAATGTAAACTTGCCTTATTGTAGGCATATTTGGGTTCAATCTATTGTAAAAAAAATTAAATAAATAAAAAAATGGCTGAAGTTTTATTTTTAAGCGAACAAACCTTGAAAGATAGGTCTGTTTTACAAGATAATGTGGATATGAAAGTAGTTAAGCCTACGATAATGGATGTACAGAAGTATTATGTATTACCGATAATGGGAACTCAACTGTATAATGAAGTAATAAATCAGATAAAAACAAGCACTTTAACTGCTTTAAATACTACTTTATTGAATGATTATATAACTGATGTAATGGTTTGGTATTGTAGAATGGAATTACCAATGGCAATGAACTATAAATACTTTAATAAAGCCATAGGAACGCAGAATGCAGATAATATGCAACCAGCAACAATGCAAGATATTGAGGTAATAATGAATGATGCAAGAAATAAAGCACAAGTTTATGCCCAAAGAATGACAAATTATCTACTCGCTAATACTGTAAAATATCCATTATACTTAAACCAAGTTAATACAAGTGTAGATACTATATTTGCTAAACAAAACAACTATAATAGTGGACTTGTATTGGGTGATAATAATGGATGCAATGGTGAATTTAATTTTAAAGGTATAAGAATCCAACCAAGCGAAAAGAGATGTTCTTGGTGCTATTAAAATAAATAAAAATTATGCAATTTTATACATTAAACCAGGTTCTAAATCTTATAGAAAGTATTTCAAATAATCACGCACAAGTTAATCTTTATAATTTTGGGCAAGACACAGAAATAAGTGCAAAAGAACAAGAAAGATATCCTCTTGTTTGGGCTGATGTAAAGGATTCAAATATTGAAAACTACACATTACATCTAACAATTGATTTGATGGTATTAGACATCATTAAATCGTATAATTTTAATGAAAAAGATATATTATCTGATACATTAAGTATTGCTCAAGACATATATGCACAATTGGCATCGTACGAATATCAAGATTATTTTATATTAGACACGAATGTTCAATTAGTTGTAATGAGAGAAGCATTACCTGACCTTGTAAATGGTTGGAAGATGACTTTAAATTTCCAATTAATGCAAGATAGAAATAGATGCCAAGTTCCAACTAAATAAAAAGAATTAAATATATTATTAAGTAATAAAATTAAAATAAAATGACAGATTTACAAAAAATATCAGGAGTTGGTGGATGCGAATTCATAGCAGCAGCATCAGCAAAAACAGGTAAAACTTATAGCGGTATTGTTATCAATACAGATGCAGTAATTAGTGTACTTGAAATGAACGGAGTAAACGTGCTAACAACAAAAGCATTTAATGGTGCAACAGTATCATCAGGTATGTTTATATCCGCAGAAGCAGGAACATCAATTACTGCGATTACTTTAAGTTCAGGAACTGCTATCGGTTATAACAATCAATAATTATGTTAGGGATAACTACAACCAATGCACGAGTTGGAGGTTTTCGTGGTGGTGTTTCAGCACAAGCATCAACTTTTAGAACAAGAGTTATTGCAGATGGCGGAACATTTGAAGCTATTACTTGTTTGAATTCAACTATTAAACAACTACAAGCTTTAAATCAAATAGCAACATCATTTAATTTGTTAGTTTTAGCTGATAGCGGAACTTTTGAACAAATAAATTGCGTACAAACAAACATTACAAATTTAAAAAATATAAATATAAACTAATATGGGAAATGCTTATGATAATGCTTCGCTAATCGTTACTCCAAATGGGTACAAAGCAAGTAAAATATATGCTTTAAAGCCTACTGATGGAAGTAGTGACTTATCATTTAGTAGGGCTTCAACTGCATTAAGAAGAAATAGTGCAGGATTATGGGAATCAGTTGCAATTAATATTCCACGATTACATTATCCTGTTGGCGGTGGTTGTCCAAGTTGGTTATTTGAGCCACAAGCTACAAATATTTTTTTAGCAAGTCGTGTAGATGATAATAATTGGTTTTCGGTTGGAAGTACAAAAGTTTTAAACAGTATTCAATCACCATATAGCGGTTATTTAGCAACTAAATTAGTTGAGGATAATTTGTCTTCAACTCATATAATTTTAGCTATTGATAGTGGAGCAAGTAACGCAACTTACACAATTTCTTTTTATGCTAAAACTAATGGCAGAAATATTGGAGTATTAAACAATGGTTTAGGTTCTACACTTATTTGTAGTTTTGATTTAACTGCAGGAACTGGAACAGGAACAGGTTTTTTAAGCATTACAGATGCAGGCAATGGTTGGTGGTTATGTGTTTGTCAATATAATCCAAGTGTTTCGGGCTATAATATACAGTTAAGATTATTAAACGGAACAAATGCAACCTATTTAGGAGATGGTGTAAGCGGTGCTTATGTTTGGGGAACTCAATATGAATTAGGCAGTACAGCAACTTCACCAATTATAACAGCAGGTAGTGCAGTTACAAGGTTAAAAGATGTATCTATTGCAACTGTTAATTTAAGTACAAATAATACAATATATTATGAAGCATCAGTTAATATTTTAGGTGGTTATTTTTTAGATTTTAAAACTGATAGTTTGGGGAGGCAGTTTGCTTGTTTTGTTAACTTAGATGGAAGTTTACTAATAGATAATTATAACAATGATGTTAATAGAACTGATAATATTTCAAGTACAGGAATTATAATTGCAAATACAAAATTTAAATTATGTTTAGTTTCAACAGGAACAAGTAGAACTTTATTTGTTAATGGCATTAAATATAATACAATAAATCAAACTTTTTCGGGTGGAGACAGAATTTATAATCAACAAACATTTGCTGATAATTTAAGTATGAATAATAATAATTTATTAGTATACTATCAAACAAGCCTTTCAGATACAGAAGCAATAGCCTTAACAACATAATTATGATTTATAAAAAATACACATTTGCAAAAGAATCGGACTTTGACATAAAAATTAAAGACTTAAAAAACTTTACTGCTATTCCTGTTACTTGTGTTAAAACACCTGCGGTTATTGTAGTTGGTAAAGTAATAACAGAAGCAGTAATTGATACTAATTACAACGTGGATATTCTTTGGGAGAATGAAGAGCCAAGTGAATTTATACCTTATCAAATTTATCCAAAAGGAATAGGGCAACATATAATTGCAGGTTGGGAAGATTATTACATAGAAGATAAGGCAAAAGCTAAGTAATGAACAAAAATATTTTACTAATAATAGATAACGGATTCGCTTGGGCAGGAGTATTAACTGCAATAGCAATATCTGTACTACCAATACTTCAAGTAATAGCAGGAACAGCAGCACTTATATTCTCAGTTTTATCAATAGCTAAAATTTTAAAGAATTGGTATGAAAAAGATTAAAGAAAATTGGCAATCACACACATCAACTATTATTGGTGGCATAGTTGCAATAGCTACTGCTTGGAGCACAATTGATATGAGTACATTTGATATTACAAAGGATTGGTTTAAGTTAATTATACCTGCTATAATAGCACTTGGTGGATATTTAACAAAAATAAATACAAATGAAAATAACGAAAGCAAGTAATAACTTATTAGAATTAATTAAAAAGTTTGAAGGCTTTAAATCACATCCTTATTTATGCCCAGCAAATGTTGCAACAATTGGCTATGGTTCTACTCGTTATGCCAATGGGTTAAAAGTTACTTTAAAAGATAACCCAATAACTGAAAGGGAAGGCATTGCACTTCTAAAAGATACTTTAAAACAGTACGAATTAGCAGTAGATTCTTATTGTATAGATTCAATAAATCAAAACCAATTTGATGCATTAGTTGACTTTGCTTATAACTGTGGAAATGCTAATTTAAAAAGTAGTACATTGCTCAAGAAAGTAAATGTAAATCCAAACGACATAACAATAGGTTTGGAATTTGCAAAGTGGAACAAAGGTGGAGGAAAAATACTTAATGGATTGGTCAAAAGAAGAGCCGCAGAAAGCGAATTATACTTTAGATAGTGTAGAACTCGAGAGAGCAAAAATAGTCGCTATAATCGAAGCTAAATACAAGCAGAAAGAAATAGATATTAAAAAGGAACAAGACATAAAAAAGAAACGAAAATGAAATACTTAATACTTATCTTATTACTATCAAGTTGCTATACTAAACACCAAGCAATAGAAAAGTTCTGTAATAAAGATACTGCCAGTGTAATGGTAACTATACACGATACTATCATAGTTGATTCTATACAAATTGATACTGTATTCAATGATACAGTTGATTCTATCTTTATTACCAAAAATAAGATACAAATCAAGTACATTAAGATAGGGAATAAGATAGAGATTGTAGGCAAGTATTTGGGTGACACAATATACTACGAAAAAAAAGTATTGATTGAAGTACCTATTGACTGTCCAAAATTATCTTGGTATAAGCAACTTGGTGCGGATTATTGGTTTATATTACCTTTAATAATCTTGATTCTATTTATTTTAATCTACATTCGCAAAATCTTAAACAATGCATAACTATGAAAGATTACAAAATAGCATACGAATTTAATGGTCGTAAAATGTATACTATTGTACGTGCAAGAAACGTACAAGAAGCTAAACAGCAAATCAATGATAGGCTAAATTTTATTGAGGTAAAAGATATTACTCCTCCTGATGAAACTTTAGATTACATCAAGAATTTATTTGGAATGAAATAATGAAAATTAGACCACGAATAACACAAGAAGAATTTGATTCTATCAAAAAGATAAGAATTGAAAATAATCAAAAAAGAGTATTGTGTATTGGTGATTTACACGAACCCTTTTGCTTACCAGGTTACTTTGAATTTTGCAAAGAGATTTACAATAAATATAAATGCACCGATGTAGTCTTTATTGGAGATATTATTGATAACCATTTTGCATCTTATCACGAAACCATTCCTGATTCAATTAGTGGTGGAGATGAGTTAGAATTGTCTATTACAAAAATCAAAAAGTGGCATAATTGTTTTCCTTATTCAACAATTATTATCGGTAACCACGATAGGTTGATTATGCGTAAAGCACAGACAGGAGGTATCTCAAGCAAATGGATTAAAGATTATAAAGATGTATTAGAAGTTCCTACTTGGAAATTTGTTGATAGACATATAATAGATGGAGTACAATATTTGCACGGAGAAGGAGGTACTGCAAGACTTAAATGTAAAGCTGATATGATGTCAACCGTACAAGGTCATCTTCATACCCAGGCTTATACTGAATGGTTTGTGGGTGCCAATTTTAGAATCTTTGGAATGCAAATTGGTTGCGGTATAGACCATAAGAATATTGCATTCAGCTATGCTAAGTATGGAAAAAAACCTGCAATCGGTTGTGGAGTTGTTATCAATGGAACGACAGCGATAAATGAATTAATGGAGCTATGATACCAAGCGAATTTCAAATATTAGGGCAAAAGATAGAAGTTATATTTGATGACCTTTATTGCCATAAAAATAAGTGCTATGGTATGTATAATTCTTTACAAAACAAAATAATTCTTG